GCACTAAAGAAGGAAGACCCAATGCCGAAGTTATTCGAAATGAAGCAAGAGCGCGAAGCCGCTCTCGCAAAGGCCGAAGCCATCGTTACCGCCGCCGAGTCCGCCAACCGTCAGTTTACGGACGGCGAGCGCGCCGACCTGGACGCGTGCAACGCAACCGTTGACGCTCTCAACCCGCAAATCGCGAGCATCGAGAAGCTCAACACTCTCCGCTCGCTCGCGCCGAAGGGCCAGATCCTCACCGGCGATCCCGGTCGCACCGTGCGGCGCGCCGCGGCGATGAAGACCTTCGCAGCGGAGTACCCGGACGCTTTCCACGCGTACATCACGAGCGGCGGCAAGGACGTTAGCGCGGCGCTGTACGAGGGCTCCAACACGGCCGGCGGTTACGCTGTGCCCATCACGGTTGACGACCAGATCGTTCCGCTCGCTCCGCAGGAGTTCGCGATTCGGCAGCTTGCGACCGTCATCCCAACGACGAATGACATCAAGTTCCCGACGAAGACGGCTTTCGGTACGGTCGCGGCGAAGGCCGAGTCCGGCGCGAGCGCCAACACCTTCGCCGGCACCGCTCCGACGATTGGACAGTTCACTCTGTCCGCGTTCATGGCCGGTGTCTTGAACGCGATCTCATGGGAGCTCGCACAGGACGTGCCGGCGTTCCAGTCGTTCCTCATTCAGGACATGCTCACGGATCAGCAGACGTACGAGGAAGCTCTCTTCGTCTCCGGTACGGGCTCGGGACAGCCGCAGGGAATCGTCGGCAACGTCGGCGCGGGTGTGACGGAAGAGCCGGACACAAACGGCAACCTCGTGACCATCGCCGGTACGCTGGATCTCACCGGCACTCTGAACGCGCAGTATCACGCGAACGCAACTTTCGTGATGACGCGCGCAACCTCCATCATCCTCCGCAAGGCACAGGTCCAGTCGAATCTCTTCGAGCCGGCCTGGACTCGCGTCGGCGGGCAGGACTTCCTCCACGGTTACCCCGTGAAGTACGTCACTGCGATGCCAACCGCGGCGCGCGGTGCGTGCCCGGTGCTGTTCGGGGACTTCAAGGCCGGATACATCATCGGCGACCGTGGCGGCTCGGGTGTAAGCGTCAAGGTCCTGGATCAGCCGCTCGCGGCACAGGGACAGTTGCAGTTGTTGACGTACCGTCGCACTGACGGCCGCGTCCGCCGCTCGGAAGCAATCCAGTCCTACAACGTCGCAGCGAGCTAACCGGCCGCTCGACGTAACGGGGTAACAGCAAAGAGAGCGCGGGGGTTTTCGAACCTCCCACCGGGGACCCTCGCGCCGTCTTTGTCCGCCGAAACCGCAAAGGAAGAGCCATGTCGCTGCAAGTCACAACGCCGCCCACCGCCGAGCCAATAACGCTCGATGAAGTCAAAGCCCGGTTGCGGCTTACGACATCGAACGACGACACGACAATCCTCCAGCAAATCACGGCCGCGCGCGAGTACGCCGAAAAGTTGACGGGCCTCTCACTCGCCGCGAAGTCGTACCTCCAAACGATGGACCGCTTCCCACACCCGTACGACCCGATTCGGTTGATGCGGCCGCCGCTCCTGTCTGTTACGAGCGTTACGTACCTGGACTGCACATTGACATCGCAGACATGGGACCCGTCCGAGTATTACGTCGCCGCGAATAACGTCCCGGCGCTCATCGTCCCGAAGCCCGGCATTGTCTACCCGGACACCGGCCGCGTCCCCGGCGCTGTCGCCGTCGCCTTCCTTACGGGCGCGGACTGTCCCGAGATGTTGAAAGAGGGAATCCGCCAACTCACCGTTCACATATACGAACATCCCGACGCCGTGACCTCCGAAGGATTGAAAGAGGCCCCGCTCGCGTTGACGGCGTTCTTCAACTCGAAAAAGGTTTACAGCTTCTAATGCGCGCACATACAGCAAACGACCTTCGGGACATCGGGAACCTCGTCGCCGCGGACGGATCGACGGCCATCGCGACGGGTGTTGCGTGTGGCGTGTCGGATCTCAACGGCCGCCGTCTTGAGCAAGCACAACTTATCGCGTCCGAAACGTCGCACATGATTCTCTTCCGCGCCGCCGACGTCGCCGCACTGCCGGACTCCGGGTACGTCCAGGTTGACGGGTTGCTGTACGTCGTGGACTACCGGCAAGACCCGCGCCGGCCGCGCGCCGGAATGTGGACGGAAATTTTCTGTCACGTTGAAAGGGCGGGCCAATGAACCTCGCGGCGATCATCGCGCTACTTACAGCGCAAACCGGCATATCCGCGCTTCTCGGGGACCGCATCTTCGAGTACGAGCTTCCCCGCGGATATGTGCTCCCGGCCGCCGCCGTCCACACGTACGGCGCGGCGCAAGACTACGACTTCAACGGCCCGATTGACATCGGCGAGCATCAAGTCCAAATCGACGTCTACGGGAAGACCGCCGCCGAGCTCGCCGCCGCAAAGACGGCCGTCCGCGACTTCTTCAAGGCGTACACGGGAACACTCACGGACGGGACGGTCGTACAGGCCGTCTACCTCGAACGCGAGATGGATATGCCATTCCTCCCGAACGCGGACACAAAAGGAATTGCTAACCGGTCAATTCTCGGCTTCCGAGTGGTTAGCAAGTAGCACAAACCAACGCGGCCCGGCCGCAAAAGGAGAAACAAGCAATGGCAGTTATCGGCCACGGCTCAACATTCGGACTCCAGACGGCAGTAGGTCCGCCGCCTGTCTACTCAAACATCGCAGGGGTTACGAGTATCGACCTCGGCTCTTCCAAAGTCGATACGCCGGACACGACGGCGATGGACTCACCCGGAAATTTCAAGCAGTTCATTGCGGGACTCGAAGATCCCGGCGAAATCTCCGCGAAGTTCAACGTCATTCCCGGCGACACAACGCAAGCCGCGCTCATCGCCGCAAAGGACGGCACGACGCACACGTTCATGGTGTCGTACCCCGGAAACGTTCGCACGATCACGTTCTCCGGCATCATCACCGGCCTGGACGAGAGCATCCAGGACGACAAGCCCGCGACTTTCGCGCTGAAGGTCAAGGTATCGGGCGCGAAGACGTACGGAACCTAACAAGCCGGGAGGGGGTCGTGTCGGCCGCGGCGCGACCCCAGCCCCAAAACATCCCGAAACCCGAGGACGTAATGAAGCCCGAAATTGTCTCCCTAGAATCTGCAGTCAAGCAACCGTTCCTGCTCCGCGTGGATGGCAAAGAATACACCATTGAATTTCCGTTGGCCGCCGTCGCACAAGCGGAAGAGAAGCTCAACCGCTCGCTCAAAACGCCGGTCGATTGGTTTACCGCGCCGGCGAAGGACATCCCCGCGCTGTTGGCGGCCGGACTGGCGAAGCGCCATCCCGAGGTAAAGGCCGAAGATGTCGCCGCCATCTGCGACGCGCTCGGGCCGGAGGCCATCACCGAAGTGACGGAGGCATTAGGCGCGCTCGCCTTCCCGAAGTGGACGGCGAAGTACAAAGAGAACCTCGAAAAGGCGAGGGCGGGAACACTCCCAAAAGCGCCGGGCGCGGTCGTTCTTTAGAGGACGAGCCGCGCACCTGGACGGATATTTGGGCGCTATGCCGGCGAGATCACGGATTGACTTGGGCGGAGTTCGTGGACTTGACGCTCCCGCAACTCGAAGCCTTGGAAGAGCGGCGGAACATATCCATCCGTCACGCACGATTCAACGCTGCACTAACGACGTCGGCGCTCATCAACCTGCACCGTTCGCAGGATTCGGAGCCGGTTTCGCCCTATGACTTTCTGCCGGGATTCGAGCGGGACAAAGAGGCGGAGGAAAAAGAGAAGCTCGAAAAGTCCATCGTCCACGGCATAAAAATCGCCTTCGCCGAAATGAAGAACAAGAGCCGAGACGAGATCCTCCGCGAGCGGGACGCAATGGTCAAGCGGATGAAGGCAAACGGGATTGAGAACCCGGAGGAACTTATCCGGCGAGCGTATCCAGAGGGTTTCTAGTGTCGGACATCAATGTCGAAGTCGTGACGGACATCGAAGGGCTCGACGAGCTCGAAGAAGCCTTTACGACCGGGAGCAAGCGGGCCGTGACGAAGTTTCTTCGGAAAGTCGAGATGGACGCCGCGGAGATCCTCGTCGAAGCATTGTCGGAGAACGCGCCGTATCGGGAAGGCGATCTCTCCGAGGACATCCATCGGCAGACAGTCAAGCAAGACGGCGCGTTGACCGTTCGCGTCGGCCCGAGCAAACAAACGTTTTACGGAATGTTTCAAGAGTTCGGCGCGCCGGAAGCCAACGTCCCCGCGTTGCATTGGGCAGAGATGGCGGCGCGGTCCGTCCAGGACGAAGTGCTCGAAGAGTATTACACCGGCCTTTCCGAAGGTTTGCAGGATATGAAGAAAGGGTAAAAGATGGCGGCTCCTGTATGGGTCTTATCCGTTGACCTCCAGACAAAAACGGCGACATTTCAGTCCGGTATGGCCGACGCGGCGAAGAGTGCGCGCGGCGCGTTCACGGACATAAAGAGCAGCGCCGGCGAGATGGCGTCCGAGACCGGGAATAGCTTCGGGAGCGTCCGCAACAAAATCGGGCTGCTCGACAACAGCATCCGCGGCAATCACGCGGCGGCGATGGCCGACCTCATCCATATGTTTTCGCAGACCTCCATCGTCATGAACGGGCTTCCGTTCCTCGCGACGGCGGGCGGATTCCTCTTGCTCGGCGGCGTCATCGTCGAAGCGGTCAAAGCGATCAAGGAATGGCGGGACGCGCAGGGGAAGCTCTCCGGCGAACAAACGCAATTCGGGACGGAAGTACAACAGGTCTTCAACGCCCTTGACGAGAAGTTGACGCAAGCCGGCATCCGGGCCGATGAGCTACGGAACGACCATCTCGGCGCGCTCCGCGGCGAGTTGAAGCTCATCGACGAGCAGAGCATGGGCGAACTGCTCCGGGCGTTCGCGGAGATCGACAAGGCCGCCGATACGCTCTTCGGCGACTTGAAGGCCCATTGGTACGAAATGGGCATCGGGAGCGAGGGCGCACAGCACGCATTGGACCAATTCAAGACCAAATACCAATCGCTTCTCGCGCAGGGGAAGGACGGCGAGGCGTCGGACCTCTTGAAGGGGACGCGCGAATCCGCCGAGAAGATTCTCGACGCGCAAAAGCAAGCCAAAAAGGGGAAGGACGAAGCCGACACTAGCGCGTACACGAAGGATGAGTTTTTCAAGACTCAAGACGCCATGAACGCCTTGAAGGCGGCGGGCGTCGGGTACACGGAAAAGGAAGTCGCCGCGCAACAGGCCCTCGTCGATACGTTGAACGCGCAAGTCAGTGTCGAGCAAAAGGTCGCGTCACTCAAGACGACGGATAAAGGTAACGCAACCCGGACGTACGACAACGAAGCGGCGGCGATGCAAGCACAGGCCGCACGGGAGGCCGCGGAGCACACGGCGAAGATGGGCGAGCTTGGACTCGCCGCGCAGAAAGAGCAAGCCCAAACGGCGTTGACGATTCAAGCGGCGACGATTCAACAGCGGTTGGCGTCTGACGTCGCTTTGACGGATAAGGAATACGCCATCAAAGAGGCGGCCAACCGGGCCGAAAT